CCTTCACCCACATCGTCTCACGGGCTGCGGCGTTCACACTCAACGACGGTGACGCCGCCCTGGACCTCACGGGCTGTCTCATCGAGATCGACGGGCACCTGACGCTCAGCCACCAGAACGGCCAGGCCGGCGTCACGACGACCGCCACGACCGAAATCTACAAGACCCGCCCGCACGCCAAGGTCACGGTGACGAACATGACCTACAACGGCCGCATCATCCGGCGGACGGGGGCGCTCCGGGGGCGCGGCCATTCCCGCCGGGGAAGGTAGAATAGGGACATGGCCCGACCCACCGCCCAAATCCTGCGGAAGCTATCGGAACTCCTCCGCGCCCAACTGGCGGAGCCGGCCCCAGCGGAGAACCTGGAGCGGCTGGGCCAGAAGCACCCGCTGTACGAGCGGTCGATCTCGGGAGAGCGGATCAGCCACGCGGAGGTTTTGGTCGCCCGCATCCTGGACCAGGCCGAAGATCCCAAGGGGCCGCTGGAGGCCGTCCGGCTGGTCGCCGAATACACCGAGGGGAAACCCTCCGTGGGAGCGCCGCCCAATGACGATGGTGCCGTGGTGGAGCGCCGACTCGATGAAGCCTCGGCTGCTCATCTCAACCGACAAGCCGCCCACGCCCTCGGGAAGCCCGACGCCCGGAGCCAGCCCGTCGCCGCCCCGCCGGTCGCCCACGAGCCTTCTGCTGCCGAACGGGCTCCCGCTCCCAAACTCGCCGGTGGTCTTGAGGCAAAGCCCCCTCGACCCGGCCAGGGACTCCTGGACCTGCCCAAAGACCGGGCTCGTCGTCCCCAAGAGCCTCGCTGAAAACCTCGCGTGGCGCAAGGCCATCCGGGAGGACGGCTACCGCTACCCCGATCTCCGGGGGGCCATGCTGGCGGCCTGCCGGGACTCGTTCCTGTATTGGTGCAACGCCTTCTGCTTGGCGCGGGGAACGCGAGTAGTCACGAGCCGCGGCCTAGTCCCGATTGAGCGCATCACCCCCGACGACCTCTTGTGGGACGGGCAACAGTGGAATTTCCACGGCGGCCTCTTGAATAATTCTTATAAGTCTGTAATATACGCCTATGGCTGTTGGCTTACTCCCGATCACAAAGTGTGGACCAAGGAAGCGTGGCGGCCCGCTGCCGCGCGACTTGACCGGGCAGCGGTTCGGCTCCCTGACGGCTATCCGCTACCAGCTTCACCTGCCTGGGCGGAAATCGACCGGGTACTGGATTTGCCGCTGCCGCTGCGGAGCCATTGTCCCCGTGTGGACAGGGAGTCTTTGGCACGGCAAGCAGAAGAGTTGCGGCCGGTCAGGGTGCAAAGCCAACCGCGAGAAGATGTTGAAGCACGACCTGTCCAAAACCTTGATCTACGCTCGATGGAGTTCCATGAAGGCGCGGTGTTCGAACCCCAAAAACCAGCGCTACTCATGCTACGGGGCGCGGGGGATCAGAGTGTGCCGGCGCTGGCAACGATTCGAGAACTTCCTGGCCGATATGGGGATGCCCCCGGCCGGCTTGACGCTGGACCGCATCGACAACGACGGGGACTACACGCCGAAGAACTGTCGGTGGGCGACGCTCAAAGAGCAGGCCAAAAACCGCCGGAAGCGCAGGCCGAGGTCTACGACATCTTAGACTGCGGTCCCCGCCATGCGTTTACAGTGGTTGGTGACGATGGCGTTCCCCTCCTGGTCCACAATTGCTGGACCTACAAGAACTTCAAGATCAACGCCAAAGGGGAGAAGCAGGCGCTCTTCGGTAGCGAGTGCTGCGCGCCCTTTATCACGTATGTCGATCAGGATGAAGCCGCCGAAGAGATCGACAGCGCCATCATGGGAGAGCCAGCGCACGCGGTCAACATCAAGAAGGCCCGCGAGCGCGGGGGCTCGTGGCTGGTGCTGGCGAAGTTCGACCACCTGTTTCTGTTCCACCAAAACGTGCAACTCGGCTGCATCTCCCGCACGGAGCCGTGGGTGGACAACCCCGGCAACCTCGACAGCCTCTTCGAGAAAATCCGGTACATCCACCACCACCTGCCCGGCTGGATGCAGCCGCGCATCAAAGCCCGGTACATGCACCTGGAGAACCTCGACACCCACTCGGTCATCACCGGCGAGTCCACCAACGCGGAGGTCGGGCGTGGCGGGCGCAAGACCGCCTACATGATCGACGAAGCCGCCGCGATCCAGAACGCCGACTCGGTGGAGAACGCCCTCAGCCAGAACACCCCGGCGCAAATCTGGGTCAGCACATCGCTCGGCCCCGGCACGACGTTCTACCGGCGGGAGCACGAGAAACGCGGCCAGATGGTCTACATGCCGTGGTTCCGCGATCCCGAGAAGGCCCAGGGGGCTCACCAGGTCCACGACGAACTGGGGCGGGTCCGCTGGACCAGCCCGTGGTACGAGCTCCAGTGCCGGACCATGAGCCGCAAGGCCGTCGCCCAAGAGATCGACATGGAGGACGGGCTGGCGGGCGACCAGTTCTTCGACCCCCAGGAGATCGAGCGGCACCGGCTGGACCACCAGCAGAAGCCCCGGCACCAGGGCGACCTGATCCCCAAGGGGCCGTTCACGCCAGAGGCCAGGATTCGGGCCATCCGGGAGTACGACGGGGCCAAGTGGCTCTGGCAGGCGGGAGCCAACCGGGGTTCCTGGCGGCTGTGGTTCGAGCTGGAGCGCGGTCGCCCCCCGCAGGAGTGGAGCTACCTGCTGGCCTGCGACGTGGGGAACGGCAGCGGCGGCAGCAACTCGGTCTGCTCCGTCATGGCGCTGGAGACGAACCGCATCGTCGCCAAGTTCTGGGACGCGCATGTGTCGCCCGAGGACTTCGCGCTGAAGGTCTGCGAGGCCGCCTGCTGGTTCATGGGGCTGCTGTGTCCGCCGTTCCTCATCTGGGAGAACAACGGGCCAGGCGGCATCTTCGGCCGCAAGGTGCTGTCCACCGGCTATCCGCACTACTACTGCCAGCGGCAGGTCGAGCGGGTCGATCAAGACCGCACCGACCGCTACGGCTGGCACTCGGACTCCCGCGGACACAGCAAGGCGGTGGCGCTGGGCCTGTACCGCGACGCCCTGGCGACCGACACGCTCATCAACCCCTGCCAGGAATCTCTGGACGAAGCGCTCGATTATATTTACGATAAGAACGGCGGGCTGATCCCGGCGAAGCGCCGCGAGGAGCCGGCCGGCGGGCGCGACCTGCATGGCGATCACGTCATCGCCGACGCCCTCTGCTGCGTGGCCCGCGACGAGCTGCCGACCCAGCGGGCGCGGAAGATCAAGGCCCCGCCGGGCACCCCCGCGTGGTTCCTGGAGCAGCACGCGAAGCGCGACGCCGAGGACGACCCCTGGAGAGACTGACATGACGCCCGATGACTGGTGGCTGGCTATTCATCTATTCGGATTAGTGGGCGGCACCGCGTGGCTCGTGTGTGTGTTCGTCATCGCGTGGCGGGACTTCAACCCGAAGCGCGACAAGGACGGTCGCCCTCTTCCGTGACGGAGTAACCCATGCCCCCCCAGATCACCCCCGCGCGGCTCGGCCAGGCGATTCGCCACAGCTACACCAAACTGCGGCACTTCCGCCAGGCCCGGCTCCAGTTCCTCGTGCAGTACGGGGGCCGGTTCTACAGCGAGCGGCAGATGTCGGTGACGGACAACCGGGCCTACCCGCTGAACCTGATCTGGAGCGGCGTCACGACGCTGGTTCCGAACCTCGTGTTCGCCGACCCCAAGTGCGCGATCTCCAGCCCGTGGATGATGTACCAGGAGTACGCCGATCAGTTGGCCCTGGAGGTCAACCAGTTGGCCCGCGCGATCTCGTTCCGCAAGACGCTCAGGATGGTCATTACCGACAGCATCTTCCTGTTCGGCCTGACCAAGACGGGCCTGGGGGTCAGCGACCAGACGCTCGATCTGGAGGGCACCAAGCACGTCCTGGGCCAGCCCTACGTGGATCGGGTGGACCCCGACGACTACGTGGTGGACCCGCTGGCCCGCGACCGCGAGGAAGTCATCTTCGAGGGCAACCGCTTCCGACTGCCCCGGCAGACCGCCATCGAGTCCGGGCTGTACGAGCCCGACGACATCAACAGCCTGACGAGCCGCTACGACCAGCCCAACAGCGAGCAGGCCG